ATGGCAACATTTTTTTTAACAATTGTCCCGAATTTAATCTTAAAAAACAATAAACACACTGTAAGGATAGCAGTTACACATTGCCGGCAAACAAGATACATCCCGACTGATGTAACGATAGACTCAGAGAAAGAAATAAGCAACGGAAGGATCGTCAAAAGACCAGACAAGGAAAGGCTGAACATACACCTCATGAAGCTGCTGTCAGCGTATGAAGAAAGAGCGTCAAACATTCCTTTTGCAGACAGCCTTACATGCAGCCAGCTTATCAAGATAATCAAATCACCAATCTCCGGAGAAAAGCACAGGACATTCTCTGATATAGCAGACGAATATCTATCACAGATTGACAAGGATGACAGAGGAAAGACCTACAAGCTGTACAGGCTTGCAGCTAACAGGTACATGGACTTCGCCGGTAATGATACTCTGATGGAACACATCACTCCAATTCGGATCAACAACTACTTAATGAGCCTTCAGAAAGACAAACTCTCCCAGACAAGTATTAAGATATACATTACTCTTCTGAAAGTAATCATCAACTATGCAGTGAAAATGAGATATGTATCATTCGAAGTGGACCCATTCGTGACGGCTAAAGTTCCGTCAGCAAAGAAAAGGGACACGTACATAACAGTAGAGCAGCTTAAGAAAATACGTGATGCCAGACTGGACACACACAGCCTTTCAGTAGTACGTGACATTTTCATGCTGACTTATTATCTTGCCGGAATGAATCTTGTTGATATGCTGGAATACGACTTCCGGAATACAGATGAAATATACTATGTCCGAAAAAAGACCAGGCACACTAAAGAGGGAGACAATGCGGTGAACTTCTCTATTCCTGATGAGGCAAAGCCAATCATACAACGATACATGGACAAGAAATCAGGAAAACTCATTTTCGGCCGTTATTCAAGCTATGTAAGCTGCTACAATGTTCTTGCAAGAAAGATTAAGAAACTGGCAGAAATTGGCGGAATTAAGCATTATTTTACCCTGTATTCAGCCCGTAAGTCTTTCGTTCAACACGGATTCGACTTAGGTATTCCATTGTCCACGCTCGAATATTGCATCGGACAATCAATGAAAGACAGCCGGCCGATATTCAACTATGTATCCATTATGAAGAAACATGCAGACAAGGCAATCAGAGAAATTCTTGATAATCTGACGTAAAAAAACACCGAAATATTTTGATAATATGCAAATGCTTATTATCTTTGTAGTGTCAAACAAAGAGTTATTCACTTAATTAAAACAACATGGAAAATGAAGAAAGGAAAAAGCTAGAAGAAGAGTACAAGAATCTCAAACTGCTAATCGAATTTCATTCAACCTACGGAGTTCTTGATAAATCAGAATACGAAAAGATGGTTAATGATATTCTTGATCGGATGAACGAAATCCGAAAGATGTTGGAAAAAGAGTAAAAAAACAGCCCTCCCTACTGGGAGGGCATTAAAAATAGATTTATGATGGATAATATGGATAAATACCTTCCTAACGCAGACATGCAGGCTGCATTTGAGAAGTTCAAAGAGCTAAAGACTGCTGAGGAAAAACTTGCCTTCCAAAAGGAAATGAAGGTGAAACTATCCTCAATGAGTGAAGAAGAAAAGAACAAGTACATTGCAGATTCCAAAGCCGGACTTCAAGCTACCGTTGAGGCTTGCGAGGATTTTATTACCAGGGCAGAAGAAACTATACTAAAGGATAAGCTGGGGGAACTTCCTGATATAATCTCATTCAGCTACATAGCAAAGAAATACTTTGGAAAAAGCCGGAACTGGCTGTACCAGCGAATAAATGGATATACTGTAAATGGAAAGCCTGCAAAGTTCACACAGAATGAATTTCAAACATTCCTGAATGCACTGGAAGACATAAGCAATACAATAAAGAATACTTCGGCTTCGCTTAAATTTAATTAAGTGACTTTGTTTGACATGTCCCCGCACTAAGCCGATGCGGGGATTTTTTTGTTCATAAAAAATAATTCGTATATTTGCAATACCATAATGAAGGGCAGTGGCCCTGATTTTGGTTTGACTTTTAGTGAGGGGGTGGTTCCCCTCACTTTTTTTATGCCTATTCCCGAACTTTTATCAGATAACATAGTAACACAAATAGAACCAGCCAGTGAAGTTGATTATTAGTGTTGTTGAGGCTGGTCATAAAGAAGCCCCTTCCGGATATTAATCTGGTCGGGGCTTTTGTTTGCTAATAAAAGCGAACTTCTACACTGCAAAGATGTATATAATTTCTGAGAAAAGTTGTGTATAATTATAGGAAAATATTGTATATCAAAATTGAAATAAATTGTAGTTTACCGTTACCGCCAAGATAGGGGATAAACCGTTTCTACCGATACCATAGCCAGCAGATAGACCAAGCCCCCAGCGTTTGTTTTTTTGTACGATGTCACGATAAATGTATTCAGTCTGGTAAATGGTACGCGGATAAACCCGAATTTCGTCCAAGCGTGGTGCTACACCGCTGACCTTTGCGTAGTAGTTGCTATCCTGGTACTCCTTGTATTCACGCAGATGATAGCAGGTGTCGCTCGCATGAATGGTATCTGAGTTATCAATCCAAGCAAGATAGGGCTGTGGAGACAGAATATACTGAGTATCCACATCTACCTTTGTAACTATATGTACAGATGTAACGGTATCAGACTTCCCGATATTGCATTCAGTTGGCGAACGGCTGCACCAACCTAAACAAAAAGCCAGTACAGCTATTAAAAGATATGGTAGGTAGTTCATGGCTTCACAACGATTTCTGGTATAAAAGGATATTCCGCACGCACATCGAAGCAAGGACACATCTTTGTCCATTCGCAAGATTCCACGATTCCGTCACCGTCCAGATCGGGCGATGTGTCACGATGGCCGAGCACCTCCTTAATATCCGGATATTCTTTAATCAGCTTGGCAATCAATTCACGAAGTGCCTTCTTCTGTGCTGGTGTACGTGTGTCGGATGCCTTACCGTGCGAATCCAGTCCACCGATATAACAGATACCGATACTATGCTTGTTATAGCTTACACCGCTGAAACCTTTGCTGTTGCAGTGCGCCCCGTCGATTGTGAGCGAACGTCCGACTTCCACCGTACCGTCCAGCCGGATGACGTAATTGTACCCAATGGTGCTGAATCCTCTTTGCAGGTGCATCTGGGTGATTTCCTTCTTTCCGATGTCCTGTCCGGCTTTCGTGGCCGAGCAATGGACTATAATAGCATCAATTTTGTTCATTTCTTCTCCTCCTTTATCTTCTTAATTATCTTCTGTGCCTCTTCCGGAGTTAGACATTCTACAATCTTGGCAGCCATGTCGGCAACTTCCGCTGCATGACTCTTTTTCCTTCTTAGGTTCTCCACTACGGAAAAACCCTCCACAAACAAAACTCCTGCCGTACCGATAATTGCTCCATACGGAATGTTATACCATGGAAAACAAAGTCCTAGAATATCAATCAGTACGAAAAACACCACCAGCCTGTAATAGTCCACGATTTTCGTACCTGTCTTACGGAGTGGTCGGCTGCATATCTTTTCCTTGTTGGCCCGTGCAGCGTCTATGCCAGTCCACATATCCAATAGACAAGCGGCCACTATCAGCACAAGGCAGGTGAAGATAATTGCCACACCTGCCCGTAAATCCTGCGTAATAAATCCTATATACTTCTCCATAACCCAATCAATACTGTAACATAAGTAGTTATGATAAGAGTAATCTCAGCCCAAAAAACAGGCTTGAGATTTACAAGGTCATCGTAAAAGCTGGGACCCGATTTCTTCTTAATTAGTCCACAAGCAATGTACACGACATATATAACCCACAATAATAGAATCCACTTAAAATTGAACAATACCCACAACTGGGAGAATACAAGAAGCATTATTGCACCAGAATAATGGGTGTTACGTTCTGATTTTTCCCCCTTGAAGTTCGGAGACACACCAACCATAGCAAGTCCTACAACTGTCAGAAAAATCAAAAACTGTGACGATTCCGAACTTACTTCAAGAGCAACTGGAAGCAATGAGAATCCTGTTACAAGCATTACGAACATGAACCATTTCTTCCGATCAATTCTGTAATATGTATCAGAAATAGAATAAGGAATTCCTGATTTTACAATGACCACAGCAATGTAAACTGCAATCACAAACAATGAAATTAAGAATAATACAGTCATATCAGGCGGACAAAAAATTAAACAATACTCCAATTCCAACAGACACGAAAATAGTTACACATCCAATCACTGCAGCAACCACATCAATCCAGTCTGCCTTATCATCAAGGAAAATTTCTTTTACAACAGACAGAAAAACCACTACAGTTGTACCAATGAGAACACTAGACACCTTACCCCACGAACCAATGCTATCACCCTCCTGAAGAATGACAACAAATGTGATAATTGCACAAATCCATGCACCACAAAGGAAATGCAAGACCTTGTCATTCCCTAACTTTTTCACTAAATCATCTAACTCTTTCATCATAATAGGTTTTTAAATAAAACAAAAAGCCCTCTGACAATGCTATTACACATTATCTGAGGGCCTTCACAAAGATATTGATTATATTATATCATATCTTTTTCCACAAAAATCCTATTACATTTGAAATCAGGAAAATTCTGATATACAGAAACATGCAAATTACCTAAATATACAGCTCAAGATTCAATGAATCCTTTTTCTCCCATCCTTCTTTCAACGTCTCCTGTATATGTTCCATAGCCTTCAAGTAAAAATCCTGTAAACTATCAAGATTCTCAAACGTTTTATAATACGGCTCATCATCAGTACCTAACTTGAAAGTTACTGGAAGATTCTTTCCGGAAGTCTGAACGGCAATGTCATATGCTGCCTTGTAGTTGAACTGGTTCTCATTCGACAGCCATACAGTATGACCTTCATATTCTAATCCTGAAAGTATCTTCTTATCTGTTTCAGAATTGTACCACTGAGATACTATAGAGCGTATTTCTTCAGAATCAGGCTTATGGTCAAGTTCCTCCTCCATGTATGAGCATGCCCCATCTTCACCTGCAACAACATCAAATCTTAGACGCCATTTGTTCTTAACTGGGTTTGTACATTCAAGTAACCTAATATCAGAATATCCTTCTACTCTCTTCATTTCACGTAAATTTATACTTAACCTTATTTCCGTCAAAGGTTTCAGGTTCCAGTACTGTCTCGAACGGAAAGCCATCCTCCATGTCAGAAATCTGGTCAAGGATTGCCTTCATTTCCTCCGATGCAGTGAAGAACTTCCTCCATTCTCCGGTTTTCTTTATCCTAATAGACACAAGATACCGTCCTTCTCCTTCCGATGTCTTAATGTCCGTCTCGTAGTCATGTACCTCTATCTCAAGATTTATCAACGTCTTGAGAGATACCGTTTGTCCTGGGAACCGTTTCTTTCCATCTGCAGGAGTATATACGACTCCCATTTCACTAAATTTTTTCATATCCTTATTTGTTAATTTTTTGAACAATCTACAACAATCCGCATGCTTGGTCATTCCGTAAAAAGAAGCAATAAGCACATCCCTTCTCTTAGAGCTTTTTACTTCGTGCATTTTTCTTGCAAACTTTTTCTTTATTCTCTTCCTGAGCAATACATGGTCAGGAAATATAACATAGCCTATAAAGTCTATCCCTTGTTCTGTCGGGAAAACCCTGACGTTATCCTTTATCTCAAGATTTATTCCATCAAGCCTTTCCTTTATTACGTTATAAATGGACCACAAATATTCCTTATTTGAAGATAGAACAACCATATCATCACAATACCTGTAATAATACTTCACACCTAACTCATCTTTCAGGTAATGATCCACAACAACAGACAGAAGAAGATTTCCAAGGCATTGCGAGCTTCTAAGTCCAATGCTGATACCTGAAGGCATCATACGGACAAACTTATCGAGAAGGCATATCAGAATCTTATCCTTAAACACACGTTTTACGCAATCCATCATTGCATCCTGGTCTATACTTTCATAAAATTTATGAATGTCCATTTTCAGACAGTATCTTGTTCCATCCACATCATTACGTATATCATCCCTGATATACTTCATCAGGTCGTGCATACCTCTTCCAACGATACTCGCAGAAGTTGTCCTTATGTAACGTGGTAACAAGTGTTTATCAACAACACGCATTACAGCATTAATAGCTATTCTTTCTCTCAAAGATAAAACCTGAATATGTCGAAGTTTTCCACCTTCAACAACATCTATATCTTTGTATCCAGATATTTCAAAGCTCCCGTCCGCAAGAGACTCGGACAATCCCGTAAGTATTCTTTCCGTATCCTGTATAATACGCTGGCCTGACTGAGACAGTTTCCTTTTTGTCCCACGAAGAACCTGTTTGTAAGATTCATACATGTTCGAATACTCAACAACCTCACTCATGATGTTACCTATTCTCTTCATGCCTTCAATCACCGGGCCCAACTTCTTCGGGAAAAATCCCTACCAAACTCTACCCATTCAAGTTTTTTTTCAACTTTCCGGTACAAATACCGCTTTTGTTGAGGCTCATCCTCCTGGCATAAAGCCATTATTTCCTTCTGATTGATTCCGAGACGCGAGCCGATATTCGTATTCGTGGACGAGGAATCGTTGCCGCAATTCGCGTACGAGACACCGCCATTCGCATTCGAGTTGTTGTTCGACCGACACACCACACGGTACAGAGGAATCCACCCTCGTGGCAAATGTAATGCTTTTTTCATAATCCAAAAAATAAAAAATTTCGACGGGCTTACGCCCGTTTTTAAAAGGTGACGTAAAAAACTACGTCACCTTCCTAAATCATATTTATGCCAAAATCGCTTTTATCGCTTTAAACGCAGTCACGCTTTCCGCTTCTTCGATTTCGCCTCTGAAGGCGAGACGCGAGCCGATATACGCATACGTGGACGAGGAATCGTTGCCGCAATACGCGAACGAGACACCGCCAACCGCACCCGAGTAGTTGACCGACCGGCACACCACACGGTTAGCAGCATTACTTACATTAAACTCATCACAATAATAAGTAGTCGAACTTCCTTTCTGTGAATGTACTCCTACAATATCCATATATTTCTGATGATACATACCAGTACAATATCCACTAACAGTACCAGACTTTACCTTTCTAGTGCTTCCATCTGGCATCTCTATCAACAACTTATATTGTTCCTGAGTATTCGTATTAGGCAAAGAAACACCTGACAACCATTCATACTTATCACCGTACAAATTCTCATATCCCATGCAGTTTGTATTGTAAATGAGAGAATATACATTATTTCCATCTTCATTTGGGCGTACATACCATGCATTGGAAGTCTGATGTGCTCCTCCATCTGAATTATAGCTTATGGTATCCTGCATACCAAGCAATGCCGTAGTTCCGATATTTCTCTGGTCTGTTGACTGTCCATATCCGCACTGGTCCTGAGAATCACGACGACCATAGAAAGCAAAAAACAAGTTAGCTATATCCTTGTGCATCTCCCAGTCAATAAGTTGAAGTCCCCTTTGCTTGGCATAATAGATGAAATCACTCTGAGTCAATGAGCCAACACTTGCATTACCTGTAGCAGCCGAATACAATTTAGTACCTATCGTACATGCCTCAAAGACAGCTACCAGACACGGTTCATGCTCAACCCAGTCAGGTTCCATATCTTCAATCTTATCGCTGTTGCTCAATACCACGCAATCAAATTCCGCATACTTATGAATAGTAAAGTTCAATTCCGTAGCCCCTTCCGGAACATCACAGATAATATACATACCATTGACAAACCTATTGTTTAGAGAATCTACAAAAACATCCTTCACTACATTCTTGCCGGAATCCGTAAAACATGACCCACTCATTGATGTACCAAGTACAGTCGGGAATCTCACTTTCTTATATCCAAACACGTTAACTTTACAGACAAGATAATTTGAATCCTGTGAATAAGCATCATCAAGATGCTGTCTTCCAACAGTCAGTTTATACCCTTCACGCACATTCTTTTCAGACTCAATCTCATCATAACCAATAACCTTACATTCAGGTCTATCCGGCATTTCTTCATTCGAACTGAAACATGAATACTTCTTGTTATTCAGGTAGTCATTGATACCCTTATACCAATAATGAGGCTCATAGATATACACGTCACCTTCAGTAGAATCCAACTTAGCCGGTGTTCCTGAAGCTGCTACTTCCGCATCCGCATAATAATTACTATCCTCATCATGAAGCTGGCATATAACCATCTTTCCTTCTGATTTCAGTTTACCAAGTACCCGATGTCTGTTTCTCCTGATAACTGATATATGAGCACTTGTCTGATAAGTATTGCCAAACTTGTATCCGGTCTCATTATCAAGGTTAGATATATTTGCATCGTCCGGAACTGTATCATCAAACTCAATCATAGTATATTGAGGCTGACGAATATTCAGCTCATCAAACCGTTCAGCATATTTAGCATACACTTCTTCATCAAGATACTTAGTCAGTTTGTAGTTGCCAACCAGCTTACACCTTGTATTTGTAGTGATACCTTGAGCGTCAATACCTCCAATACCAGAATCATACCAAACCTTCAAATCACTTCCGTCTCCTTCCAGATTAATTCCAGTTATACGAACATATTTCAATGCACCTTTAAGAGCGAACATCTCATCAAATACCTTTTTACCGTCTATAAGGGCACAATTTTCAATCCATAATCCTGTAAGATTATTCTTTGCATCAAATGTGATAGCATCCCATTCTATATATTGCATTGAACGCAGTACAAGAGTCTGGAAGTTTTCAGGAAGATGAAGTTTATTAATAAGCGCACCCTCAGCAAAGGTTATTGTAGACATCTTTGTACATCCGGATGCGTTCACTTCTTCCAGACGGTTGCATCCTGACAGGTCAAGGCTCGGAAGGTTGGTGTAGTTGACTACCTCAAGCTTACGCAGCATCGGTATCTTCGTACCAAGAACAAGCTCTGTCAGTGCGTATGTCTTTGCGCTGCTTCCAAGAATAAGCTCCTCAAGAACAGGAAGCGTCGGAAGGCTCATGTCCGTAAATCCACCCCACGCAGACAGGTCCAGTTTCTTCATCCATTCACCACCGTACAGGTGGAATATTGTTCCAATGTTGGCCATCTGGTTATAAGTATAACTCCATTCCACATCTTTAGTAACCTTTTGATGCACCATTGTATCACCTTCACGACGGAATTCAAAATAGAAATCACGAAGCGGAGTAGCCTTTACTGTAGCACCTGCAGCACTATTTCCTTTGAACGATATATCAGTTGCTGTATATTGTCCCGTACTATATCTTGCATCAAATAACCCCATACGATTCGTTATCCACCAGTGACGGTGTGACTTACGACTACCTTGCATAGCTTCCAGGTACGAATACTTGACATTTGTAACTGAACCATCCTGATTTACTTCAACACCTAATGTCTTCGGCTCAACATATTTGTTCAAAGCATCAAGGTTATATATTCGTTCACAGAACTTTGCACTCTGCTCGTCATCGAACATTTTAAATATAGTGCTGTTTGACATTCGTTCACGAATACGTCTGTACGCAGCCTGCAATTCTTCCGGGAACTGTTCACGAAGATTCTTCCACAATACACTATCATGACCAGCATAGGCATACACCGTCTTTTCTTCAGTTGAAAGCTCAGGATCGACAGTGTTTTCGTCCACATCCCAGGAATACTTCAGACGGCCGTCGTTACGCACACCCAAAATAGTATCGCAGTCATAGAATATCATATAGGCAAGAACCTTGTCTTTTTCCGGATCATACCAGAATCCCATCATCATGTTCTTCACGCGCTGGTCTACACATCCCATTATTTCAGTAAACATATAATAGTCGCACAAATAGTCTACATCAAACCAGTCCGCGAGCTCAGCCTTGAATTTTCCACCGTCGTTCTGTGTGCTCTTTACCCACTTCACCAACGGCTCAAGATATTTCGGCTTACGGGTTCCAGCCTCATACTCGGCGTTTATGTCGTCATCATCCGGGAATCTCGCCTCAAATACCTTCAGCCAGTTCGGGGTACCGTCATCACCCTTTGTATCAAAATCATCATCCAGGAACATGCCCATCGGGTAGTCGTTGTTCAGGAACTCCCAGCACTCGGTCGGGTTAACGCCACTAAACTTATCTGCTACCCACGACTGGTCATGATAACCAGGTATATCGCAGAATCCAAATACAGCTTCTGTTGACTTGTCGTTATTGAAATTGAACTTGCCAAGGAACTGTGGAGTTTCGTCCAGGGTACCGCGGTAGAACAGGTAACAAGGTTCACCGTCGATGGTTGTTCGCACATCATATCCATATTCTCCTGAACAATGTGCCTGAGCAGGAGTCAACTCTCCTGCAGCAGTAAGGATATTCTGTACAATTTTTGCCATACCAGTGTTATGTGATGATGAGGATTCGGCAAAGTCAGCCTTAAGACAGAAACAATCCACAGGAGCTGCTGCCTTGTTGGATGTACCTGCCTGACGGAATGAGTATTTCGCCTCTTCCTGAAGCTCTCCTCCAACACCTTGTTCGTCACAGCCAAGATACAAATCACCGGCTACCTTGGAAGCATTCTTGAAATAAATGCGGTAGTTCTTTATCGGATATGCAAGTGATGAAGTTCCCTGCAGACGGATACATCCTCCCACGCACTTGAAGTTCAATGACTGGTTCCCTTTCACCACACAAAGCATCTCGTCCACATCATATTTCGGGTCTTTGTCGTTATTGACAGCCGCTTGGAGAACAGTAGGAACCCCATTGTCCTGCCGCCCGGTAATGATGATATAACGCATTCCGTCCGGAACACTGTCAACTGTAACATTTCCGTTCTCATCAATCACATTATTTGATTCATACAACGCAAACATGTCATCAACAGAATCCTGGTCAATCATATAACAATCCAAAACCTGAGAATCACTAAGATACGTATTATAAGCCCTCAACAGATACACATCTAACGTGGCACCGTCTGCTCCCATGGTAACAAACTGCGGGTCGGACTGGTAAATGCTATCAGAAGCAGACCTCTGTACAGAACCTGACATGATTCCGTTGATATACAGATATACCATCTCAGTATTCAGTTTCTCATATTCTGATGAACCAGATGCTGATTTAGGAAATGAGACAAACATTACCTCATAGACTTCGCCTGAAGCCATCTTCATGGATAATGAGGACTTACCTTTAGTCTGCATTCTTGCTTCCTGTGATGTTATCACAAAACCTGTTCCATCACCGTCAACGCATCTTATCAACTCAGCTTCATCATCAACAACTTCAGAGACCTTATACTTTACAGCAAAAGCAAAAGCGTTAGTTACGTTCTGGTCTGGTTGCCTTAACGGAGCATATTGAACGACAGCACGAGCTTTGTCATTCAATCTTAACGCATTTCCAATCCATCCGTCACCGCCCCATTTGAATCCTTCGAACACAGTTTGAATGCCGTTATAACTCCATTCTTCACGGTTGACATCATTATTATTTCTTCCCTGTGCAGAAAGTTTGAGAGTCATTCCGTCTGTGGGTTCACTTATATTGAGTTCACTCTTCTCTGCAATCAATCTGAAGCTGTATTCAGTTTTGCCTACAACAATCCGGCACTTCTGTTCTCCATAATTAGAAGCACGAAGCGTAAGATTCTGTACAACGAAAGGAACAGATGATGATGAGGCTACATCTTCACCAACATATACGATGGCATTTGTAGGAGTTTCTTTAGGATTATATGCGGCATAGGATAGTGTATATACATCAAACTGCTTTGTTTGTATGTAAGGCGTATTTTCTCCCAAGATAAGGCTTCCATCAGGATAGTCGAACCTTGCATATACTATCGGAGCATTATTATCAGTTTCTCTAACACCTATTGCAAAGTATATGCTGTTTGATTTAATTATATTATCCTCAAAAAGCTCAAGTTCTACGACAAGCTGAACAGAATGGGTTCCATGTGACATTCCAGATGTATCTATACTGAATGATCCATTCGCTGTTGAAGCAGTTATACTTCTATCTTCCTTGTCAACACCATCAACGTAGCACCTTAATGTTTTGTTTCCTGCTCCTGACAGAGCATAAGGGATAGTGACACTATCTCCTCTATTGATAGATGTTGCAATATTGAATGAACTGGATAGAGTCAACTGAACCACATTGATTGTCCATGTAATTTGAGAAACCTGCATCTCTGCGCCTTCACCGACCTGAACCTTTACCCTTACAGTATTGGTACCTACTCCCATATACTTTGTCACATCAACAGTATTGCTGCTTCCTGCATAGATGTTACTTTCTAATGTATTGGTGTTAGCACCTTGTATGATTGTCACTATCGCCTTAGCCGGATTTCCCGTTGATTCTCCAGTCTCAGAATTGACATGGTCATACTTGTATGTCAATTTCACATCGTCTCCAATCTTTACAGTCTTGTTAGCTGTAACGCGAGTAAGAATTACCTTCGTTGCAAGACTGCTTCCGCCACCGGCACCGGAGAACTGGTCTGTAGTACTTATCACTTCACCACCTGCATTCAAAAGAGAGATAGAATATACCTTCTGATCACCCTCTCCTATCTCGTTCAATTGTATTCCTGACGCCACCGAGCCTGTATTCTTCTTTAACTCATTGAATACAGCCTTTCCACTTACAGGGTTAGTTGAATTTTCATTAACGGCCTGGTCCACTTCAACAACCGGTATCTCAAGGTCAACCTGTCCATGTTCATCCGGCGTCAACTCTTGAACAGAAATACCTTTTGTTACTTTAATTTTCTTAATCGCATCTCCACCTCCGAAACGTTCCCAGGCAGAAGGCTCAAGCCAGCTTTCAATGCTGGTTCCTGAAAAACGATAGTCCTCCCATTTACCTGCAGATACTTCGAATGTAATAATCTTACCCTTCTTATCTTCATCATCTATCTTGTCGTTTGCGATTGCCTGAAGTGCTGTTTCAATAGTGTAATACCCTTCTATCAATGGATGCTGCACAGAAACATTGTAGAATCCGCTTCCAGTACCTCCACCAGAAATCTGTTTCCAGTTACTTTCAGTGCTCCAGTTTTCAATAGAATCACCAGTGAAAGTAACGTCAATCCATGAACCATCATCGGAAAGATAACGCACTTCAAACCCATGAATTCTGAGTTCTTCCGGAACAAGATTGACAGCGGAAACCAAATCTAATCTTTCGCCATTTTTAGATACATTTTTAAAGAAGATATTTTCATCAATCTTATCAGACAGTTCTTTCTTGGTATCAGTAATGCTCTTTTCAATCTCATTGAACTTCTTAAAAAGAGTAGAATTAGCTACAGGACGGTCTGAATCTTCAGATAGTTCCTTATCTGTAATAGTAATAAGCTCTCCTCCATCCTTCCATTTATTTGTCTCTGTATCCCAGTTATAGATGTGACGAGGATTTCCAACATAAGCATAACATCCGATTTCTCCTATAACAGATTGTAATTTTTCTTCTGATTCATAATTACCTAGAAATTTATTAGGATCGGAACTTCTTTGATAATATAACCAGTAAACCGAAAAGTTATGTGAATTACCATCGGTAGATGTTACTGTCAAAATCAGGTTTGGTGATGGATTCTCGTATTGTATTCTTATATGAACATTATGATGGGTATTATCATAAGATAGCAGATTTACTAAATTACTAGTTCTATGTACAATTAACTGAAGATAATCATTATCATCAACTTTACATATCACTATAGCCAACATTATATCACGTGGGACATCGTATATTCTAATAACACCTGAATCAGAAGGTCCTGTTGTTGCCGTAGATTCATTACATTCCAACATCTGAAACCCAGAATTGACTATATTAAGATTATCTTTCACCTGCTGTTGTTCCTCTTCAGATAAGGCTTGCTGGTATTTAAAAAGTACATCATTCGTTACCCTTTTAGCAGCATCTTCCGCAATAGAAACAGCTTCTTCTCCTTTCTCCTTAGCATTGTCCCCCTGTTCTCTCGCATAATCTCCCTGTTCTTTCGCATACTGCGCAAGTTCACCTGACTGGCCGGCCAATACAGCCTGTCTCTTTGCTTCTTCAGAATACTCCTTGGATTTTTCAGAATATTCCTCAGATTCATTTGCAGACTCTTCGGACTTCTCAGCATAGTTCTGTGATTCGGCGACAGCCTGATTAGCTTCTTGAAGAACTTTTGAAGATACATCCTTTGCAAGATTCTCAGCACTGATTTTTCTTCCCTTATTCAGCTCTATAAAATCACCCTCTGAACAAGATTCAACCTCACTCAACTGGTCTATTGTAGCAGAATTTGTCTGTAAGGATTGAATCACAGATGATATGATTTCCTGTTTTTCTTCGTTTGTCATAAATCTATAGTTTTAAATCTGTAATTATCATTATCAATGGTTCTATAACGTGAATCATCTACACGTCTCATTATCATCTTGTTGTTCGTTTCAATATCAGGATTTAACAATGAAACCCTTCTTATTGCCTGTTTAAACACATAAGACCTTATACCCTCTACAAGTACATTCATTTCAGGTACATTAGAATCAACCCTGGCATAACGAACGCCATCGACATAAAAATAGCTGCAACATAATGCCTTGTTTAGCAACTCTGCATACCACACTGGACAGCCTTTTGAACCTCCCATAGTAAGAGACTTCTGTACATTGTCAATACTATATATGTCAATAACATCATTACCTGAAGTTGTATATTGCTCATTATCTACTCCGAAAACCCAATCATCATCCTTAAATCCACCAGGTATTCTGAAATCAAAAAAGTATTGCATTCCATCAATCCAAAATACAGCATCCTTTCTCATCCTATTATTAGGATTTGAATACTGCAATAGAACAGTTCCAGAGACATCATCTGTCACACGGAATACTTCTGAACATACCCCATCAACTTCAACAGAATATAGGCCATCATTCAATCCTGTTATTTCTGTGAAATACAAAGTTTCATTGGGGTTCATCAACCAAGACCTCATGTTAACCATCCGCCTTTTCCCGTCTATTACATCAACGATATATACTGATGGGGAATTACTTTCATTGTATGCTATTATTTGCAAAAGAATATGGTCATACGGAGAGAATGACTGCATATATCTGCTTGATAATCCAATATCCGTAGATGGCTTGAAAAACAATGGTGTAAAAGGACTTATCTTATACATATTACTTAATTTCTATAAGTTCATACTTGACAGCTTCCACATTTGATAAACTGAATTCCAAGCTTTTAATAGCTCCCTTATATGTCTTTTCTTGATTTGATAATTCTATGCACAAAGAGTTCAAATTACTATCAATTATAGTATTCTCCATTGTGAAAGAAAAATTACCATTACCAAACATAGGACTTCCCATCTCTATATCAGAATTCACTTTTCTACCGTCTATAATGATGTCAGAATTACCTTCCGATGATGCAAATGTCAACTTCCCAGCAAACGAAGATAAATAAGCCATATTAGCTTCTATCATATAAACTGGAGCAAGTTTCGCATTAAAAATGGAATAAGTATATGTACCCTGAACATCTACACTTCTGTCAAGATCATATCCTGATTCATTTTCAACTGCGCACACAATAAATATCTGCTGGTCACTGTCTGTTGTCGTTGAATCCTGATTTCTCTTTTCCGCCAATTCAACGAATCCATAGCAATCTGCCCTATATGGGGATACAAGAGTAAGTTTTGAATCCTTTATAGTACATCCGGTAGTATATGTATTGTTGAAATTGAATTCATCAGAACCATTATTTCCAAAGTCATAATCCTGCTTTTCATATCCAATCTGTACGGATGAATATATTCTGTCGGAAGCTACCGAATAATTAAATTCAGACACATTTCCTATAACAATCTTATTATCGGTACTAAAAAGCTCACTCCTGTGTACAAAACGCACATCATTGCCATCAATCATATATACATATCCATATACGGCTTCCATATATTCACAGAACTTCGAGAAAGATGTATATATTCGTGGAGTAGCCATTTCACGGATACTCTCTGCTGCGACAAGACAAGAGTTTTTCAACCTGTCGTTAGTTATTCCTACTACACTCTCTATAATAGAACCGGTAACATCCTTTTCTGGAAATATCTTTTTCAATATTGCATTAAGCAATGTAACAGGCCTTACAATATCAATCTTGTAATTGTCACCCCTTTCATCCCATGAAACCCCACATTCACCAGTGTTTACTCTCAAACTTGACAAGTCTGCATGCCCTTGCTTTAATGGATTGTGATTAAATACAGCATACTGAAGTTTTTCACCTTTTTTCAACTGCCCAGTCCACTTAATTGATTTAGGTCTCGTATTTGAGTCAAGCGAAAGCATATTTGAATATCCACAAGTCAGTGGTTGTATCACACCTTTTGTATCAATCTTGAACAAAGCAAATGCAAACCGATTACTATTTGAGAACTCTATGGAACTAAAATCAATTGTTATAGTATTGTCTCGCAGACATTCCAAAAACCAGCTTGTATTACAAGGATTTGCAGGGAATCCCCATCCTGTGTTGTCACCTGAAGCCGAAGGCATAGATTCAGACTGGTCTTGAAAAACGAATGACTTGTTATGAATTTCAGAACCAGAATCTGTAGTTCCGATATATGGTATCCACCACCAGTCCGGCACCCTGTTGTCAAACTCTTTCCTTGTGTAAGATTCTCCTTCAACAGTTTCACCGGATAATATACATACCTTCTCATTCCTGATTATAACACCATCATAATTCAGTTTTTTATCATCCTTCAATTCGTCTACAAAAAACTCATACGTAGTGCCCTTATTAGCATTTAATATGGATTCAATATCATTATCAAGGCATGATATACTTGCAGAATATGAGTCGTAGCTAAAAGACGAGAAATCAAGCTGACATTTAAATAGTTCAACAAAATCCCAGTTATTAATAATTTGTGATATTGAGAAGTAAACTACAGAATTAATACCTTTTGATTTATACACTCCAATCAGCTTATCCCTTGCAGAAAAAACAAAATTAATTGTACTACCACACTTTCTCGTTACTCCGTTTAATCCTGTACGAGTATATGTTATCTTGATGTCAGACAGATTTTCAATCATATCTGAAACATCCATAACATCTGAGTCTATATGTAAAAAATATCTACAAATCATCCTGTCGTTAATTCATTCTCAAATATATAAAAATAGGCAAACCGACTACGGCTTGCCTAAAATCCTGCTCATCCCAAAACACGCAAACAACTGATATAAAACACATTACACAAAACCGAACTATTTAACCATGCTACTTCTGCAGACAAGTACATCTCCAGCAATCCAGTCTCCAGGACTTATGGATTCCGATGCCGTTGCCAGTACTGTTGCTACATAATTGAACTGCTGAGACTCAATCTTCCCATCAGAGTTAACAATCATAATATATTCATCAGTCAATTTTATTGCAAACCCCTCCTTATCAAATTCCTTAAAAATCAAAGGACCTACATTCTTTCTTATTGGAACAATCTCTATATATCCATTAACAGAATCCTGCAATTCTTTCAACGAGAAATCACTCCCGTTTGCCGGGAAAGTAAATGATACTTCCCCGGAAGTAGTAACAATAAAACTTTCCATATCAATAAACAGTTACAAGGTTTTCTATCTTAAAGCATCTCATCTCTCCTTTATCTACATCAAAGTATGCAAATGTCTTGTAACTTGGCTTTGTCATTTTTTTTCCGTGAATTGATGTTCCGGCCGGAAGATTGTACAATGTTCCGGAAGCATGTCTGATGCTTCCGTCAACTTTCTGGAATGCAAATTTCACAATACCCTTTCTCATATTTTTAGCAAGTCTGTATAACTCCCATGCCTTAATAAGACAGATTTTCCACGTGTATTCTGTTGTTTTTGCTAACTGGTGTGCATACTTCATCACTCTTACTCGAAAATTACTCTTTTCCATAATGCTAATTATTTGGTTTGACTTATATTTTAATTGTACTATAAAGATAGTTCAGATTGACTATATATGCAATCGTAAACTTCGCCATTTTCAATTGTCAAACCATAATTAACTTATTAATCTACAACACATTGCCTAATCATATTCCGAGCAAACGAAATACGGCTACGAACCGTACCTAATGGTATATGCATCTTTTTTGCTATCTCTTCATAAGAGTAACCCTCAGCATACATTATAGCGCAATCAACGGAACATGATTTTCTCCTGCATTTTTCAATTATCCCATAAAGTTCATTCCTTAACGTTTCATTGTCCGCATCGAAATAAGAATGGATATGATCAGCCTTCTCCTCAGAATCGAAACGTATCAATGATTCATGATTGTATGTTGTTATATATGTGTTCAACATAATAACGCTGCACCATGGTCGGAAGCTCTTGGAAGAATCATATTTACTTTTATTTGACAGAATCTTATACACAGTCTCTTCGGCAAGGTCTTCTGCGTCCATCATATTCCTGCAATACTTTCTTGCCAGTCCCAATATCCACTGATATTGCTCAATCACTATCTGCTCCAACCCCATGTCCATGCAATATTTTCATTCGAGATGATGAAAACTTATTCTGCTTCTCAGTAGACTTTCTGAGTAAGTCTATAAGAAAATCCGGGTTGTCGCAAAGTGACGATAAAAGATGAATTATTATGTCACATTTCTCATTAATTACTGGCAATAAAGCCACATTGTCGAATTTTTCTTCCATGTCTATTACGATTATTAGTGTTACAATCGTGTTACAAACCAAACGGAAAAAAATTCGACAAGCAGCAAAAAAGTTATCTAACGATGCAATTTTCTTTTAATTTCAACATCTGCCTGATGAACCATATTCGCATACACACCTGCAGTAATGATTCTTGTGTCAATATTCATTTTGAAATAAGTCATAAGAAACGCTATCTCCCTGTCAAATGATGCACGTACATCATCAGGAGTATTTTTCTTTCTATCAGCAGAAGAAGTATCTTCAATCCTCTTTCTCATGTACTCCGCTTCTGCAATCATACGGTCTATTCTTGAAGGAATCTTTTCACGCTCAATACCAGTAATTCCCATTTCTGACAGAAGTCCAACAACATCATCTACAGCGTTTATGCTAATAAGCGCCTTCAATATCTTTGCAATAGTAATCCTGTACTTAATCTTTATTTTCTCTTCCTTTTCTAAAATTGCAGATTCTATTCCGGAAGGATTTACTATGCTCTGATACTGATATATCAATTCTGAAGCCACATTTTCCAGCATGGAATTATTATCACCTTCCTCCATAAGAACTTCTCTGTTTCCACAAAGAAGTTCAATAAAATCAAACATACTCAACCTGCTTAATGTAGTTATCATAATCTTGTACTTTTATAATGTTCATAATTAGAGTTGTATGCTTCCTTATGTATTATCTTCATTATCTTCCTGAGTTCTACACGCATTCCTTTCATCTCACGAGATAGTTCAGAATAATCATTTACAACAACAGGACTACTTATTCCTGAATCATATATAGTATTCATTCTTACATTCTCATTGAATTCGCTTATATCAGGGAACACTTCAGCACCTTTCGGTAAATCTACCACGGTAGGAACATCTGGAGTTACCCATGACTTACCACCATACACAACAACCTCCCGCTTTCCACCATCACCAACGATAGCCAATCCTCCAATATGGCCACCGTTCTTCGTACCTTCCTTGTATGCAGGAATTGGTGTTGCTGCGATAGTCGCTATCTGTACCGCTCCCATTGCACCTACTATTGCAGCAAGTACTAGGTTAGGTAATGCACGAGTTATTGCAAGTGCTGTTGCTATACCAGCCTGAGCAATGTCCACACCCTTCTGCCATTTAGCCTGCTTCTGCTGCAACTGAACTTTCTTTTTCTCAAGTTCCTCATTTTTCCTTGATGTTTCAGCTTCAGCAGCTCTTTTACGAACCTCAGCTTCTTCCTCAGATATTGCTCCACTTTCAGCAAGTGCTTCAATCCTTTCAACATCAGCATTGTACGCTTCCTCATTTGCCTCCTGTTCCTTCTCAATATTGTCAATATCGCGCTCATATAAAGTCGACATGAGACTTCCGACCGCACCAATAGCATCAGACGCAACCCCCATCCATCGCTGAGCATTCTTCATCCGTTTTTTGTAAGAATCTTCTTCTTCATCCTGAACCCTCTTGATTGCAGCAATCTCGGCATCAGCTTCAGCATTTGCCAAATCAGCCTTTGCTTTCTGAAGCTGCTCGGCAAGTTTTTCTCTGTCGTCCTGGCTCAGATTTTCAACAGAAATCTGTTCCTCCAACGAGTCAACAGCAGCCTTAGCGGTATCAATAGAATACCGTTCTGTTATATCAGCCTTCTTTTTCTCATATTCCTCATCCGAAATAAGTTTCTTGGCATGCAGCTTTTCCAACTCTTTCAGGTCGGAATTATATTGTGCATTCCTTACAACCTGTTCGGCTGCGGCAGATTTAGAAATCTCATCAACATAATCAGCAGCATATTCCTCATAAATCTTACGCTTTTCATTGATGTATTTCTTTTCGATGAGGCTCACGTCGGCACCATTACTTTCAGCAGCCTTCATTTCTTCTTCCTTCTGCTTATCAAGTATATCAAGACGAACGGACATTTCTTCCTCACTACCTTCCTCAACGGAAGCAAGACGATTCTGAAGGTCAATACTTGCACGATTCTTTTCATACTCCTCAGAAGCCTTCGCCAATTCGTTGTTCATTTCTTGAAGTAACGATTTTCTCAATTCCATTTCTGCGGATGAATTACCTTTTACGGCATCAATCTTCTGCTGGTAACCATAGCGGATTGTGGCCAGTTCCTTATCAAGTCCTTCTTCCATCAAGGCAATACGTGACTCCTGTAATGATTTTTCGGCTTCAAGGCGTGATGATTTTTCATCTGCTGTTTCTGAAACTGCACTTCTTTTTGCTACTGGCATCTGGTAACTTTCTACTAGAGAAATCTGTCTGTTAATGTTTGATACACCTCTCTCTGCAGACATCCTTTCACCCCATGAGCTTCTAATGTCAGAATTTATCGCTGAATTAGTCCGGTCAATTCCAAACATCTGTTTCCACAGACTTGCGTTTTGATATTCGTCATAGTATTTTTCATTTAGGCTTACAGCATCCTTCAAATTCTGTTCCTCATATTTCAATGAACGCTTCATCATATCAATACGTTCTTCCTTAGCCTTTTTAAATGCTTCTTCCTCTGACATTCCCTGCTTGACATACTGTTCTCTTGCCTTATTGATTTCCTCATATTGTTTAATTACGTCAGTCTCTGCATACCTTTCTCCTTCAGCCCTGGCCTGCTTTTCTTCTCTCTCAGAAAGCTCCTCAACGCTCTCAATCCCACGACGAACAAATGAAAGCAAATCTGCAGTCATTGACGCAATAGAACTCTTTATTTTTGCAGACATCGTTTCGAATGATCCTCCAGTCGCATCAAACAATAGTGCCAACTCCTTAGAAAGCAACTTTTGGCTCTCAATCATATCTTCTTGTGCTTTCCCTAATTCACCTGTTTCTGCCTTAACATCTCCGAGGTTAGTCTTAATATCCTTCAATGTGCGTATATACTGCAGTCCGGCATCTTCACCCGGACCACCGAAGATGTCAGCCAATGCAGTACCGACAACAGACGCACTATCGGGCAACTCATTCAGCCGCTCAGATACCATCTGAATAATGTCAAATGTTGTTTTCTGGCCGGACTTCAACTGTTCCTGAACCTTATCTGCGGATATTCCGATACCTTCGAGTGCTGAGGCTGTAGCGGTAGTCATCTCACGGATACGGAGATTACCTTCCTTGATAACGTCCACACCCTTATCAGAATAGATACCAGACTTAGCAGCCTGGGCAGTAATTGCGATGAATGTTTCAGCGCTTATCCCAGCTTCTTTAAAGTATGCAGGATACTCCCTAAGAGTGTCCAGGAACTCACCGTTTGCATCGGCACCGGCAATGAATCCGTCCTGAATCAGTTTCAGTGATTCTTCAGCGGATATACCAAACTGCTTCGATACAGCATTTGCACCAATCAATACCTCCTTGAATTCTTTACCATAGAAGTCTGCAATCGCCTGCACTTCCGTGCGATAAGCCTTCAGGTCCTCTCCTGACTTCTCAGTGAACTGCTGGGTAAGTCTTGTAGCCTCTGTTAGTCCCTTATTGTAGTTCACCCACCATCCTATTCCGGCACCGGCAGCACCAACAGCTCCAAGTCCCAACAGCCACTTATTCTGGAATATCTTTCCTATACCGGACAATCCTTCAAGCATACTTCCAGCATTACCAAGAGATTGAAGGGAATCACCAAAACTTCCTGATATGATTCCGAAGCTGCCCATAGAATCATTAAGATGGTTTAGTTCCATCCATGCAGCCTTAACCTCTTCCTTGTAATTACCGATGGTCATCTTCTGCTGCGTGTACCGGTCACTGTTACGCTTAATGTAATCTGTGTTTACGCCTATGGTAGAATTCAGCTTACCGAGCGTATTCCTGTAATCCTCATCAGTATCACGAACAAGCCTGACAGCCTGACGCAATTTCTTATTAACTTCATTTGCTTCCTCAATGCTATGCACTTCCTTATCGGATAGCGAAATCGCTTCCTTGATTATCCTGATTCGCTCCTCTTCGGTCATGGCAGCAGCCTTTCTGGTAGTGTTCGCAGATTTCTGGGCCTTATTCATTGCTTCCTCAGCCTTTGCAGCCTGCTGCATTGCCTTGGATGCTTCTGCTGATGCCTTTGACAATTCCTTTACCTCTTTTGTACTCAGCTTTTCTGCATCTGCCTTCTCCTTGATTTTCTTCATCAGTTGTTCAGCGACCTCTGCTTGACGACTGAATGCATCAGTAAGTTTTTCAGATGCGGAAGATACGTTCTTAGCCTGAGTATTATATATGGCCTGCAACTTGTCAATATCTCCCTTTACCTTGACGTCAACAGTAAGTCCCTTGATAAGTTCCGATGCAGCATCCTTGTAATCCTGCCTTACATCTGATATTGTACTCCTAAGTTCCTGCAACTTCTTCAATGATTCCTCATCGACGAAATCCTTCAATTTCAAATTTCCCATCACAAGTAATGTTTATATTCAACAATAACGCCATCCACCTTGGTACCTTCCTTGTCGAACGAATAGGTACCGTCACTCTTCCTGTACACAACGTACACGCATCCATCCAGCATGGCAGCTTTTTTTGCAAGCATGGCCACACGCTCATAGTCAGACATGATTTTCTTATTCTCGCAACCGCATCCCATCATTTATACCCACATTGTTTGAAAAAACGTTTCAAAAAAGGCTCGAGAAGTTGAAGTACAACATACTCTCTTGCGTCCTTTCCCAACATCAGAATGTCATTACCGTATTTCCTTACTATGTCAGGACCATCCACAAATCCAACGGTATCAATCGAGAGAGTATCACCTGCAACAGATGCGCGGATACTTTCATGGAACGGACCGGTGATATACAAGTTAGGAACATCAACAGGCCTTGGAGGAAGATTCAGTCTCGGGCTTTTTATCGGAGGTGTTATCTTCTTTTTCCATGCTATATATCCGTCAGGATTGTTATGCCATATGGAGGTAGTCTCATGAAAATACGGATCATCAGAATAACCCGGCCTCAGACTGTCTGTATTACCGTCAAGACCAGAATATAGCTGTTCCCTTACAAGGTCTGCAATTTCTATATTGTTTTCCTGAAGGCAATCCATACATGACTTTTCAAATCCTGATGCAATTCTGTTTATCACATTCTCCAATTTCTCGAAATCAGCCATACATACAATTAAAATTAAAGCCGGACTTCCGCCCGGCTTAATCAACCAAAACCATCACTTATCAGCAGACTCACCGTCAGCATCCTTTACAGACTTACCAGCAATCCGGTCATACACGTCAGAAAGTTTCTTTCTTCGATTCTCCTCAGCAACTTTCTGCCAGATACAGGTCATGTGAGTATCAATGAATTTCTTTTTCGACATCATCCTAACCTGCTTTTCCACAAAATTGACTCCATCTACAATCATGACGCTTTGACCACCTTAACAAATTCAACCCATTTGACATCGTTCTCGTACAGAACAGAAGGTGATTTAACTGAAATCTCACCTTCACCAGGAGTAATTGTGAGATAACCGTCCTCATACGAAGCAGAAGTAACCCCTTCAAATACGTCGGATGCACCTGAGGACAATGCAGTGGCAAATTCTGCAGTTCTGTCATAGCCACCGACACATTCAATAATCTTGAATTTGTTGCTTTCGTTTTCAACCAACATGACCTCAGTCAACCCTTTAATTACATTCGCAGGATTGAAATCCAACTTCAAGTAGTCAAAGTTCAACTGGCTGTCTTCTGCATCCATGTGGCAGAAATTTACCGTCATACTTGACTTCGCACTGCTTGTGCTGAACGGTGTGGCACCTGGATATACTGTTGACATCGGAATTCCGGCAAGAATATCAGTTCCATCATTGTAACCGATAAGCATTCTGTTTGAATCCCAGAAGTACACATCCCATTCCTTGTTAGCACAACGCAACAGCTCAGCATTCAGAATTTCATCAAAACGAGGAAGCGTGAAAGTATCTGTCTGAGCGTTGAGGCCATTGTACTGGTTCGCTCCGTATCCCACAGCACTAACCTGAGCTTCACCACCATTCTTCGCATATTCAACGAATGTATGAATAGGATAAATTCTGCCTGGTCTGTCAGCATGACACTTTTTTTCCAACTCATCGGCAGTAATATTTGCCGGTAGTTTTACTCCATGCTCAACAAGTATTGCACCTTTTACCTTACCCCAGTCAACCTTGCAGGCCGAACCACCTGTATTCATTTCTGCGCTTTCGCACACTCTTGTATTTCTCATTACCTACAACTTTGATTTTTAACAATTAATTCCATCGAGCGTATATTTATGGCATCAATAGGCTCGCTCACTTCCTCTCCGGATTCCGTATAGGCTCCGTATCTGCCATACGAGTAGTTCTCAGAATATTCATGCGGAACGATGCTGTCATAGTATATATCAAACCTTCCATCATTTCTGACTACCTCAATCAGCCTTTCATAAATTGGTCGAAGAATGTTGATGAATGAAGCATACAGACGCCGTTCATTGCTCCAGCTCTTCGTTGATGAACACGCTATAAGGATATTCAGTGAAACCTTTGAATAATAGTCCAGACTGTCTCTCTTCTCTGTAACAGGACAGAACAGTACGACAAGCGGGAACTTACGTTCTGATGTTGAAGGCACCTTGCTGTATTCACCAAGTTTATCCTTCACATACTGGGCCGAACCAAATATGTAGTTCAGTTCCGGATTAACAACTTCCTCGAACCTGTCATTCTCGATGTCAGCAGGCATTACGATTGTAAGGTTCCCACTCATTTCCTTTACTACATCTCCAATAATCTCAACGATACCTTTCATAGATTGAACTGGTTAATCTTAATCAACATGTTAGTCTGTGTGACAAGGTCAATCGGACAATTACCATCACGCGCCCACTGGATGAACTTCACATTGGCGGAAGCCATCCTGTTCCATGCAATTACCTGGGCATTGACAGGTGAAATGTACTCATTGGAACACTTCAGACGGACATTCCCGGTTATTGTAGCTTCCGATGAAGAATCACGAAGTATGTGGAACAGGACAAAATCAGCAAATGGCTCTTTCAGTCTGTTGCATACGGTTTCATACTTTGAAGGCTCAGTATCTTCTTTTTCTTCATCATCAGACAAATCAAGGTAATCCATTGCATAACCTGCTTCTTTTTCCCCAAGCATGGCTTCGAGGAAAACAGGCTGCAACTCCTTAATATATGCTTCAATATGACCGGTTACTGCTAAAGAATCGGCACCGGCCGTCTTTGATGTTGAGGCGTTTTGAATATGACGTGGGCCTTCTACAAAATATGACACATCAATCAACATGGCAATTCCTTATTTTTTCGCTTTCGAAGCAGAAACTTTCTTCTCGTCCTGAACAACGGTTGCCTTTTCATCTTCGGCAGAAACCTCTTTAGTGTCGGTTTGCTCAACTTCTTTAGAGTCTGCATCTTCAACATCTTTGTTATCATCTAAGTGTGTTTCAAGTTCTGCTATCTTTGCTTTCAATTCTTCATTCTCCTTCTGTAAATTCTCATTCTTTGCAGAAAGATTGTCAATAATCTTCTGCTGGCTCTCGAATGTCTTTTTGACATCCTCTTCCGGAACAAGCCCAGCTTCCGAGACCGGGGTGATGGTAATCAACCCACGGCCAATACGGATACGCTGTTCTTTTATGACAGATTCAAGAGCCTTCTCGTCTCCATTAAGCAAATACATAAGCATCAGGCTTTAGTGATTGCTTCTTTCAATGCTGACAGACTTCCATAAGCGAATGCCCACGGCATATATACTGGGAAAATTACTTCTTCCTGAGCAATGAGTACAACTTCGTTCTGCAGCTTACTTTCAACGTCCTCAGCCCATTCAATAGTCAAAGAGGTGTAATCAACAAGGGAAGCAGCCATATTGAAATCACCGATAAGATATTTCCCTGGCAGAATATTGTTGGTTTCGATAATAGGACGACCTGCAATATATTTCACACCGTTTACGGTAGTTATGATACCAAGATTACGACCAGTCGTGTCCTTCTCAGACTCAATAGCGTTCACAGTAATAGGATTCAAAGCAATTGCATTTGGAGTGTACTGAGCGTACGTCATTACAGCGAAACCAGTCTTGACAACATCCAAAGAGTTTGGCTCCTCTACGGATTTGAACGCACTATTACTTACCTTGAATGTCATTGATGCAGTAGAAGTCTCTTCCGAGTACGCAACGCCCTTCAATAGAATCTGACGGTCATTCATCTTGACCAACTGGTTTGCGCTGTTAAGAGCAGTAATTCCTGTGGCTCCTGTAAATGTGATTGTCATTCCGTCGAGAATCAAGTCCTGCGGATTTGTAAACTCTACAATCGTATCCTTGTTTGAGTTACATCCGGATACAGATTTGACGGAACCTGCAGTACCGCTGACAATGGAATCACTGATGATTTCCTCAATAGGATGCACCCCTGAATGGTTTACAATGCCAAGCAGGTTTTCTCCATTTCCGTCACCAAACAGAATGTTCCAGTCTTCAGCATTGTATACAGCCTCAGGCAGCATCTTTAGAATGAATGACCGAATAAATACACGGCTCTTGAGCATTCTCTTTGACAGACGGATATGAGTACCAAGACGCTTCGTACCTGTCTGTTGTTCCTTCACTTTAATGCTGGATTCGGGAAGCTTTCCATTCTCAGTAACATAACGCGCATTTCTGTCAAAATCGTACACCTGTGTGAACGCAAGATTCGGGTACTTCGGATCTCCCTGCAATGTAGTGATAACATCACGCATATGGACACGCTTGTTGGCTACCTGCGAAACTACACGATTCTGCTGCTGAGTAGTAAGGTGGTCTCCTGTATAGTTATCTGTCATGGAAACAATATCCTTCAAGCAGAAACCGTCAAACACACCCGACTTACGGCAATTACCAGACGCGAATTCCTTGAATTTCTCTGAATCAAGCATTTCGTTCAGTTTTTCATCAAACTTGTTGATAACTTCCATGCCGATACCTTTAGATTTCAGCTTCTCGATAGTCTCACCAAGACCTTTAACCGTTTTAATGAGTTCCTCGTTATCCTTAGCAAGCTGCTTGAACTTCTCATCATCATAGCCGTTCAGCTTTTCGTTAAGCCCCTTCAATTTGCTTTCCATATCTTCCGGAGAGATAACACCCTCCATCGCCTTGTTGATGACATTACACATCATCTGTGCGATGTTGTTCATAAATGTAGCCTGTTCCTGAGGAAGGCCGTAAGTCTTAAGACCGAAATCTGCAACTGTAAATTTCTCCATCTTCAATTAAAATTTTAATCATTATTACTAAATACCTCATTCAAAGGACCGAAGAAAGAAGTGCTATCAGCGGCTTTTTTCTTAACATCATCATCTTCTTGCTTACCGTCAGTTTTATCCTGAGTGTCATTCAACGGCTCAGACTTTCCGGAGAAGATGTTTGTGCTATTATCCTGCAACAAGGCGTTACTTCTATATACTCTCCCATAACATGCCGGACAACGGACGTATGCCATGAAATTCTGTACTGATTTTTCTGTCAGTTCCTGTCCTTCAGACTTCACGGAATCAATAAGTGCAATGACATCAGCACGCACTTCCGGTTCCAGCTTGTCTATCTCCTGACTGACAATACGGTCAGTAAGCCATCTTGAATACATATTAGCATAATCAAGAACCTGCTGTGAGAATGTCACCTCATTCTGTGAATCATAGTCGAACTGATGGCCACAATGGGGACAAGTTACCACGTTACCTCCATTAATTGCTTTAAGAAGTAGATTCAATTCCATATCATATTGTTTTAATCGTTCTTCCGAATAATCGGTATTCCTGAACGCTTTCCGGACAAATTCAATGGCATCTTTCACCTGCTCCTGTGTACCCGATTTGAGGTTTACAAGGAATGTCTGAGGATTGCTCCCCCAACTTGTTAAAGTAGAATATTCGTACATCTTCCATTCAAGCACCTTACACGGGTCAGTCTCGTCACGCTTGATTGCTTTCACACCGATAGAGTGTTCAAGTGTTCTTCCATTCTCAGCATACAGCTTGTAATCCGCCAATGTATCACGTCCAATCTGCTTCTCAAGATTAAGCTGGCCAACCATGATTAGGTTTCCTTCTTTTTCTTCTCCGCTCAATGGAACGCCAAGCAACTGGTCTGTACGGTGATTCAGAAACCATCTCATCCTGCCGATATTTTCCTTCAACGTCTTGTTAAAGGAACCAGGCATGGAAATGTCGTTCTGTGAGTCTTTCACACCGATACCGTTCACAGCTACCGTTACGATACCCTTCTCATCCACATCATTCGCCTTCGTTCTGTACTGTAGGCTCTTGGTTTTCTCTTCCATTCTCAACTTCACTTTTTGTGTTAAGACTAATTACATTCTTTACTATCTCTCTCTCCTCGTCTGACATCTCGAACAAAGTCTTGTCAAACATAGGTTCTTCGAATCTGCTTTCCTTGATTTGCGCTCGCCAGTCATTGATACTGATGAGTCCGCTCAGGAACTGTTCCTTACATCTGGTATTTATAAGTGTTTTCACTTCCTCTGCCTCTTTCAACCCCTGCTGCAGACAATCCACATCAGAGAAATCACAGTCCAAATAATATCCACCTTCCTCAAGACCAAGAAATGCAGTTAGCTGCTTGCAGAATTTCTTGGCCATCGGTATGATGGTAGATGTATATACAGCCTTTTCCGCGGTTACTTGATTGCTGAATGTTGACTGGTCCTTACGCGGTACCAGAACTGAGGGGATACCGTATGCTCCGGCTATCTGAATAGCATCAGTAAGAGTTTCCTCAAATGGCTGCAACTCACTGATGGTAAGGTTTGTTCTTACGAATGACAAGGGAACGTCACTTAATCCATACGGAAGCCTACGTTGGTCCAGCCCGAATTTCCCAAAATGACTGTCAAGTATTTCCTTCTTTTCATCTTCTGTCATTGCTGCAGTACCGGCTTCATCCTTCTTGTTTGATACCAGGAAACCCAAACCACCACGTTTAACGTAAATCACGTTTCTCGCTTCATATACAGCAATAAGGTTGGATATAGGTTTCAGATGAGCGGCCAACCTGCTCTTTGATTTCAGGAACCCGTTTATTGACATATATTCAGGTGAGCCGTCACGGTCATGCCATATCTGATATGAAGGGATTTCCATCGTACTCACATATCCGTAATTCAGACGGTAACAACGGATAATATCATCTTCAGATGCTATTCCAAAGATTGGACTATTGACACTTCTGTTAGGCTCTACATTAACAAAATCAGCAGGAAGTTCCCAAAAGTTATCACACCATTTCCACTTTGGCTGGTCCTTGAATGTTTCTCCCATCGCTGCACGAAAAAAGGCATTACCAGTGCACAACTTGTAAACGAAATGTGAATATATCAACTCGTTCCAGGACATAAGGCAGTTAGGCTTCGTTAGAATCTGGTTCATTCTCTTGTTCTCCCAGACAACGCTGTCATCCTTTACCTTCTTTAGTTGGAATCCGGAACCTGATATACGTGAAGCAATGTAATCAATGGGAAAGAATACTTCTGGAACAGAACGGAACAGTTCCATGTAATTATGACCGCAAACCAGTGGGGATACGAATAACTCATGCACATCACATCGGTCAATATTACCACCATTTGGCGTTGAAACCGTCTGTGGCTCACTGGCCATTTTCAGACCGGCACAAGCTGGAAGTGTATCCTGTTTTATAATTGTATATCCCATAGTTTATCCTTATATGACAAAGATAAATTATGGGTATATACGATGTCGATTTTGGAAAAATCTTGCAATTCAGACGAACACTGGAACTACGAATAAACAACTATATATCAATTAGTTGCATTTAATAACAAGTTTACCCTAATTTTATGCAAGTGTATGCAATACCGCTCAAAAGGGCACTGGCTCCACTTATATTTTCATCATTGTAGTCAAGAACTTCAGTTATGAATGCCATATACTCATCATTTTCCATACCGGTCTCAGAAAGCAGGAAGTATGACTTGATGAAATCGGATGTAGCAGCTATTCTCTTATCCATATCCTGATATTCCTTCTTAATCCTTACTTCCGGAAGCGTATTTCTCAGTTCCCTTGCCATTTGGTAATATGCAGGTGACGATTCCACGATGTACGTTCCTGCATCATGTGAACATATAACAGACTTCATCTCTTCAAGTGATACCGTTTCACGCATAATTAGGTCAAGAACATGCCATTTTTCACCGCATCTGGCAACCTGACACATATAGAACTTTCCACCAACATTCGGCATGATGTACACTATCTTATGTGAATACTGATACTCGACTGAAGGATTGAAGAATCCGAACACGCTTCTGTCAGAATACATGTTGCGTTTACGACGGCTCGAGAACTGGGAATACTCCTCGTACATGATGTCATGTACAACATATCTCAAAGTATCGGTAAGGTGCCCGTGTTCCTCATAGGATTGTTTCGTTACGCTGTCCTTTATCTTTGTCTTGAGGATTGCGCCATTAGCATCCTTCTGTACGCTCTGGTAGTCCTCGATTGATACCCTGCAACTATCGTCTATGCTTATGCTGAGGCCGGGCAATGATTTCTCAAAAACAGCATTGACAAACTCACCGGTCATGGATACGGACGGGTTCCTTTTACCAACCTTATCCTCAACAATCCAGTTGTCTTTCTTCAATGTTTCAATGAACAGGTCCATGAATGAACGCTTCTCATCGTCGATAGTGTTGGCCGCTTTTGCTGATGCGTCACCATGAAGATAAATTTTATCGTCATATCCAAACTCATGCAGTCGCTTGGATACCAGTTTCGCAGCTCTTCTTGCGCTGTTGTTAGGGCTGTCTGCCGTGGTCTCAGCAATCTGGTACATATCCTTACCTTTGCTCAGGTCTACCTGCCAGTAGCCGACAGATATGTACGGCAATACGTTGCTGTCCACTGAAAGATGAATCGGCAATCCAGGTATGTAACTGTATTCACCGCTGTTCTTTCCTACATTGAACGAACCGAGGAACTCGTTTCCGGTCTTGATTACGCCCCACTCTCCCAACGCATACACGTTGTAGTAGTCCGGGTCATGAATACGGTCATGCTCAAAGTCCATCACACACTGCTCATCGTAGTATCCATACGTTCCATCAGGGGAACCTACAACCCAGAAGTTATTCAGGTATGTTGTCTGGATCACGACCATATTGGGAGGATACTCCTCAATTTCCTTAGTTACAGGATTCACTATTGAGCGCCCCTCGTTCATCTTCAAAGACTTCACCTTTGTCAGCTCTGCCGGTATTATCCGGCCGCCAATTTCTACAACCATAGGAACATCATGCAGTTTCTCGTTGTCAAGCCAGTCCTTCTTTATCCAGTGTGTTTCACTGATAGGGTTGAAGTCGGCAATAATCTGCTGCCCCTTCTTACCACGCAGACGCTTACGTATCTGCTTCAGGTCGGCATACTCAAACTCTGACAACTCTTCAAGCTGAACCCTCTTATAGTTACTGATACCCTTAATCTTTTCCGGATCATCCAAACCGGAGAAATCTATCTTTGCTCCGTTATACAGGCAACGGATTACATTCTGGTTGAACTTGAAGTATTGTGTGATTCCTAACAATGATGCAGCTACCTTATAATCCTCATATATGGTTTTGCTGATGGATGCTCCGACCTTTCTCATCACAAGCGTATTCTCACCGTCCTGCAATGTCTGTATCAGCACGCACTGTGCTACGCTGAAAGACTTGCTCGATGATGAACCACCATACAAGATGATGAATCGAAGTGTGGCATCATTCAGATATTTCAGCAGGTAAAATGCATTCGGATTGAGTTTCTTGTGATTTATGAGCATAAATGTTCTATTTTTTAGAATTATGAGAGTATTTTTTGTATAACCTCCGTATTTTTTCTAATACTATCGTTCTATTTTTTAGAATTTACTCCTCTTCTTGGTCAAAACCTATACGAATCTCATTGATATTTCCACCTTGATTACCTCCGATGGAAATCTGTTGTGGCGCGTTCCATCCGTTCATGCTGGCCAGAAGCTTCGCCGCTTCCACCTTACCGTTGAACTCATAGCTTACCTTACCCTTGTCATTGCTTATCTTCTTCATGGCATTTCTCACACGCTTCGGCATCTGGCTGGGAGATTTCAACTTTATCTTTCCTGTTACAGGATCTACAAGATACAAATCGTTCGGGTCCATCATGACAATATCCATGAGAACCTTTTCCACCTTATCACGGCTAATTTTCGATGCTTCTGCACGTTGGGCCCTCAATTCGTCTATCCTTGCTGCAACCTTGTTACTTGCCAGCATCCGGCTTGCATTGCTCCATATCGTCTCAGGCTGCATCTTTGATGCGTCATAGGCCATCCTGTATGCTTCACTTGCATTACCGTCACAGTCAAGGTAATAATTGCAGAACTTTTCCTGTTTTTCGGTCAATTTCCTCATAGGCTAATGGTTATTAATGCCGACGATGCAGATTACCTGTTTCCGGTCTTTCAGCAAATCGTAGGCTGCTGTTAATGTACTTCCTGTCGTGCAGATGTCATCAAAGAGTATTACTCTCTGTTCCTTAATTGGCCGGAGAAGATAAAACTCAGGATTGATACGTGTCCTGTTGAGGCACTGCATTGCAGATTCATAGAATTTTATTTTCACCCCCTGGGCAATTTTTTGGCAAATGTCAGTGGCGAAATGGTACTCTGTGATGTGCCTGCGCTTCGGTGTGGTAATTATGCACCATTCATCGTCCGGCCGTATCAATGAAAGTATCAGTTCCGTGGCGGATTCCGAAATGACTTCTGCACACTCACCCGAACTCTTGATTTCCTCAAATGGAATTCCATCCTTTGTTCTTGCAAACAGGGATATGTAATAAAACCCGCCCTTACGGTGGATTCTTACTTTAGGCTGCATATTGCATAACCTTTCGTATTTCCTCCAGCCGCGGGCGGGTTTGTCCCAGTCATCAATCCTTATCTTTCTACCTTTCCTCACAGCCAAAAACCTTTGCTATCCCTTTACTGACTGAGGTGTAATTCAAAGGTACTGAAAAAATACCTTCATCGACAGATTGTACAGGATTGTCGAATTCTCTCTTTTCGGAAACACACTGAATATCAACGCCATTGTATTTCCTTACTTCTTCCGCAAATTGAAGTATTGTACAAGATTCAGGATTGACAATGTTTACCAGCTTCTTGTCAGAACCTATCGCATATATCAACCCGTCCACCACATCATCTATGTAGGTGAAGCACCTGGTGTTCATTCCCCCATTATACAGACTGACCTTTTCCGAATTCATGAGAGCATAGAGAAGAGTCCCTTTCCGCTGGTCAGGTCCGTACACGTTATGAAGGCGAACACCAGTCGCATTCCTACAATAAATTGAAGCATAGACTTCATCAAAATGTTTGCTTACACCGTACATACTTGTCGTGTTGCATGGATTTGCCGTGGAAGAGCTGGCATACACCAGTTTCACCCCGAACCGGTTACATCCGTCAGCTATCGCTACGAATGAATCAATGTTGTCACGAAGTATTTTTTCATGATCCGAATTGAAAACACTGGTCTGTGCGGCAAGATGTATAACAGCATCGATTCCACCCCCGGCCAGAAGGCACGGAACGCCGGCAGCTTCAGTTCCACACACACGGTCGATACCGACCACTTCAACACCACGACTTCTCAGATTCTTGCAGAGGGCTTTACCTATAAAGCCTTCACTGCCGGTTACGACAATTTTCATCATCACAGCTTGTTTAGAATTTTACATAAAACATTCAGTATGTTACCCAGTAACATCACTATTATTATCAGAAGTGCTGTATCCTGCTCAACCATCCCGATGGAATAGCAGAACAGGACAGCCACAATCATAAATATTACTCCTTTGGCCTGATAATGTTCCATCAGGACTTGATATTAAGTTCATACTCATATCTGCTTACTGTCTTGTATCCGGTAACAAGTACCCGTTCACCGGAATACAGGCCGGATATGGTATTCTCAATCACATCAAGAGATACACGCTCGTCAAACTTCAGGAACACCCTTCCTGGAACTCCACCAGCGACGAATGAGACAAAATAATATGTTCCACGCTCCCAGTAGAACACATATAGGATGAGAAATGAAACTACCACAGAGGAAAGATAGACCCAACTGGACGGTACATCAAAATCTCCTAAGATTATCAATGATGATAATACCATTGATACAATTGCCCACTCTAACAGATTGATGAGCAGGCCAACAACTTGTTTTTTCTTTGCTTTCATAAATTAATTTTTGCAGGTTAATAATTCAAAATCATACATTTACTGCAGTGCTTCGCATATTTTCTCTATGCATTCAGCATTTTCTTCGTTTAACCATTCCTTGGCCACATTCCACGCAATACTTTTACTCGCTTTGAAATTATCAATTCGAATACTATGGTGAGACAATTTTCCTTCTGTCGGTTTCAATCCGGAATCATGCAATTCACATAAACCGTCTTTGTAGAATGTACACCAGTCTCCTTCTTGTTTGGCCTGTATCATCGGTACGGGCATATCAACTACCCCCATAAGGATTCCTACATACCATTCCGTTGCTGCAAGCCTGTCTTTATATCCGGCTTCGATAAGCCTTAAAACATCTTGCGGAGTACCCAAACAAGGCGTATGACATTGCTGCTTACATAACTTGCATTTACACTGTACCGGTTTGCGGCCGGTTTTTCTGATTATTCTTTGTAACTGAGTTTCTTTAATAAGTAAGCTCATTTTGTTTCCTCCATCTTAAAATCCCAAAAACTAAGTTTTCCTTTCACATTCATAATCGGCTTATCAAATAATACCGCATCCTTCAGTACCCAGTTCCAGCAACCTTTCTCTGCCCAGACTGAAGGATGGTTCTGTACGCAATCGGATATAACTACGCTGCCGATGATGGCACCATTCGGAAGATACTCATTATCTCCGTAAAGTTTATTCTTGTGAGGAAATACTCTCTCTAACTGCGTTTCTGTTAGTGCGCTCCATCCCTCCTTGACTGTAGTCTTTGAAGCATGAATCAACACCCTTTGTCCGATGTACTTCTGAGGACACTTCCAAGTCCTGTTTTCGATGTCTTTGATACCGTGAGCGATTAGGCTTGCCCACGGCTGTTTGATGGATATTGCTTTCATTTCTTATCCTCTAATAATTCTGGGTTATCGAATAAGTTTCCAATTACCTCACACTTACTATTGAGCAACATAGGGGTAGTCTTGGTCGAACTTCCTTTGTGATAACCTACGATGAATGCTCCACACTCAAACTTTACAACCATAGGCTGTTTATTCCCATGGTATCCTTGCTGAAGAACTATATCACCCTCATAAATATCTGTTCCATTTTTATCATACAATCCGGTAAATTGACAGATGGTATCTTCTTCTACGGACAAATCTTTGACTACATAGGCACTATTATCAGTATTAAATGACAGAACATTATCAAAAATAACTTTGTCTGTATAGACATAATCAAGAATGCTGAATTTAGATTCACCTAAATAACCATAAAGCCATTTTCTAGTCTTTTTCGATTTACCTCTGAATTTTATTTTTCTGTTCATATTCAGTCCTCCAATAAATCAAGTATTTGATAAAGAGCAGATTCAAGTGTAGCAACCCTATCCTCCATGTCGACCTTATAGTCTTCGATTTCTCCATCCTCATAGAGTGTATTACATCCCTCATCTTTTGAAGAGGAATATTCGATAGATTTATGACATATTGAAGATATATTATTTAATACTTCGTTTACAGATTCTCCACCTACAGTCACTTCAACTGTAGTAGAAATTTTTGTCTCAACCTTCTTCATAATTATCACTTTCTGTAATACTCAACAATCGTTTTATTCAATGCTTCGATGATAGCAAATGTAAGTGTAACAGGCATTTCACTTGTAACCATCTTCTTTATGTACACTTGACCGTCCCTGTATTCAAGAACAGTATCAAGCTCAATTATTACACTATCTTCTTCCATAACTATTCATTTTGGTAATCATTCAATTTCTCCGAACGATTGGTTTCAATATGGTTTGCAATCTCATCCATGGCTTCATTCCATGGAATCTCACCTAAATGTTTTAAGCAGGCATCCCATCCAACAATGAACGCACATTCTGCTAAATCCTTAGTCATAGGATTACCACGGCTTACTCTTTTTGAGTATTCGTATGCTATTTCTTTTTTCTTGCTCATCACATTTGTTTTTTAAAAAGTTTCTCATTTATACGAATGTACTTGACATTCATATCGTAATTCTTTGCCAGTAGCCAGATACTGGACTGTGACAACTTTGGACAATCCTTATAACAGAACTCCTTGGCGTCACTCTGTCTTTCACCGAAATTCCTCAGTGGAGCTCAGGTACCACATATCAGTACCTGGACAACATATCCTTCTGGAGTATTTGAAACCTGAAACATCATCATTAATCAATTTCAACAAAACTGACTTCAGTTTTATCTTCTCTCTTCTTGTCTTCACAATTACCGACAAAGCGTTTTACCTCCCTGCAATTCTCCATGAATTCATAGAAAAAGCAGTTTTCACACCCTTATTCTTTACGTACCTCCAGTTTTGTCCTTCCTAACTGGAAGGATTCTCCAAGTTTAAAATCTTTCACCATAATTTTTCACAAATGATTTAGCTGAATTATTAAGATACGACTGCCAGCATCCATTAAATCTTGACCATCTAAAACCGTGTTTTTTCAACTCATCCCTTAACGATTGATCAGGTTTACAATCAAAGAATAGCTGTAATCTGTTTTCCGGATAGTTCTCAACAACTTTCACATCACCGATGCAATATTCCTTGTTTTCCATGCTTTTAAGAGTCTTTGCCTTCTCAAGCTGTTGTTTAACTCTTCGAATATTGGCTCCGTTATTCGTAATTGAGCATGAAGCAAATCCAATCTCACCGAAACAGTTAGGCTCAAAAAGTTTTCTTACCTGGCTTTCGGTCAATCCAAGTCCGACAAGTTGTTCATGCTTTTCCAATTCAGTGATTTTCTTTGAACGGATAATCTTGTTTGCAGACTTCATCAGTTCCTGAACTCTTTCAAGTTCCTTCAGCTTGTTTTCCAGCTTCTCAACTGCATTATCATCATCAAGGTAAATAGAAGTGTTGTTCTCCACAGCTGAGGCTTTTTCAGCCCAATATTCAGACTTTTCCGTGTGTTTTACAGACTGTCCCATGGTGTTCCATATTTTCTCACGGTATCGCCTGTCTGCTGCACCGTGTACCGGTTGTCCAAAAGGGATTGCTTCACTCATTTTTGTACTTCTCTCATAGGCATTTCTTGCCTTTTCCGCTGATTTTTCTGAGAGGTCACGGTATCTCTCTGCGCGAACGCGGTTACGTTCATCTCTGTCCATAATATAAAAAAGTTTGGTTTGACTTTTATTTCTTTACATCAGTAAAGTTAGTGATTTTCAGCGATTTTTACAAACGTAAACTTCGCCATTTTACTTGTTTTTTGAGTTTTTATCCATCATCTTTTCCTTCATAAACTTTGCTCAATCAATTCCGGATTGTCGTATATATTACCAATGACTTCCCAGTTAAGTTTTCCGTTCACAACATGATTACACAGAGCACTTATACATTTATATTCAGGGACTGTCATGCCAAAAGCTCCATTATTAAACAATACCTTTCGATAATACTTACGCCCTTTGTTGTCATTTCTTTCACCAATACACATTAAAATGTCACCCTCATAAATCTCTTTTCCGTTTTTGTCATGCAATCCTGTGAACTGGCCTATTGTTCCCTGTTTCGTGAATATCGGTCTATCACTGCAATAGCTTAGATGATGTCCGTCTAAGTCTACTTCATCAAATCCGACTATATGACTTTCGTTCCCAACCTTTACAAGTGAGCCGTAAACCCACTCATTTGTGACTTCTGATTTTCCTCTGAATATTATCTCTCTACTCATGATTCATTCCTCCGTATTAGGTATTAAGTCCTCTTTATATGCCCATTTTAGAAATCCTCCATCCGCTATTACGGATTCTTTATAGTACATCATATTAGGACCATATATTAGCATAATTCCATATTTTCCCAATAGCACTATGATTCTACCATCTTCAGGAATCTCATTTATATCATGCCATACACTGTTGATACGCCAGTCGGCACCTTCCATGAAACCTTTACAGTATGAACCTCGAAAACCTTTAAGGTTTCCACTGTTTACATATTCCTCTACACCTTTAAGTGCAGCTTTTTCTATATCCTCTCTTGTCATATTTATCTTCTTTTCTTGATTTTAATTTGTCCGTGTTCTCTATACAAAGGATTAAATTCCTCATCACAAAGAATCGTATCATATACCTGTTCATACGAATATCCAGGGAAATGTTCTGCTATTTCAGGAATAGTATAGTCTTTCAATATCAGTTCACGACATTTATCACGGTTAAGCTCAACAACTTTGTAAGGCTCATCCTTGTAACGTCGTGACTGCTCACGACGAATTTCTCTCTCATTCTTGAACCATTCCTTAGTTTCTATTACTCCCCAACGACCTAATGTACGTGACAAAGTATTTCGGTCAACATTAAAGTTCTTTGCCAATCTCCGCAAAGGAACACCCCAGTTATATTGCTCGATTACACGTTCTTTAACAGGATCAAGTTTCACAGAGTCTGACAAACGCCCTATAGGTCGGCCTACCAATATACCAAGTTTCATCCTTAGTCTAAGACCTTCCTTTGTTCTCTGCCTTATCATCTGCCTTTCTATTTCGGCTGATAAGCCAAAAGCAAATGCAAGCACCTTACTCTGAATATCGTCCCCCAAAACAAACTTATCTTTTACAGTATAAATGATGCAGCCCTGCTCCATGCAGAAGTGAAGAATATCCATCACCATGTACAGGTCACGACCGAGACGACTTATCTCGCTACATATTATCACATCTTCCTTTTTTACCTTCTTCAAAAGTGGACCAAGGTTACGCTTATCCGGATCTTTTCCTCCGCTTACCCCTTCATCGGTAATGTAGCTGTCTATGTTCCATCCTCTTTCTGATGCAAACAGCTCAACTCCTTGCCTCTGCGAATTAACGTCCTGCTCATCAGACGATACTCTCAAATATCCGTATATCATATTATTGCGTTTAGAAAATCATCGGCTTCCTTGCCGTAATGCTTGGTTACTATCTCTGTTATTGACATGACGTTCCATTCATCAGGATAAGTCTTCTCTATCTGCTTGCCAAATCGTGTGATGTCTATCGTAATATATCCATTTATTAGCGTTAACAAGCAGTCCCTCATGTCCTCCATGCGTATATCCGGGAAAAATCGGTGGAAATCCTCATGAAAACTGAACGTCTCGTTTATCTTGTATCTTTTCCTTCCCATACTTACTCAATTAAGTCAAGCCATGTATTGTCATTCTCCCAAAACCATCGGAAACCACCAGCATGATGACATTTCCCATCGCAACAACGCCTAATATTGCGGCTGCATACTCCAGTCTTGCGTCCAGCCTCATTTGACGATGGATATATACCCGCAATTTTACCATCAAGAATGGCAACTACAGGTTTTGCATTCCACCCAGCAATCACATATCCTCGTTTTAGATTCTTCATTCCAATGCGTTTTACTCTCTTTGCTTTACGCATATCCATGTAGTCACTCCATTTTTTCCCCTTGTTGAAAGGAACATGTCCTTTCATGAAACGCCCGTTTACAGCATTGCGCGTAAGACGTTGTGGTGGTATATATAGTTCTCC